GATTTTTCTGACACATCTTTTACTTCAGCATCCTTTACAGCTAACGGTTGTTTAATTTATAATACACAAGCTAACGGTGGTTCTAATACTACTGAAGCCGTATGTGTTGTAGCTTTCGGTGGAAACAAAACTGTTTCTTCAGGAACGTTTACAATTCAATTTCCAACTAACGACGCATCGTCTGCTATTCTGAGATTAACAGCATAGGGGGTCAATCCTTATGTCTTTAATTAGAACTTTTACAGTAACAGTTGCAAATGTTGGTGGTGCCAATTATTATTTTATTGATGGTGTTAGACAAGCCACAGTAAATCTTGCCGAAGGTTACACATATAAGTTTGATCAATCAGACGGTACTAACGGCAATCACCCTTTTAGATTTTCAACAACAAATAATGGTACGCATGGTGGTGGGTCCGAATATACTACAGGTGTAACTACTAATGGAGTACCCGGACAAGCAGGAGCATTTACTCAAATAGCCGTAGCTGCTAGTGCACCACAACTTTATTATTATTGTACCAACCACTCGGGTATGGGTGGACAAGCAAATACTGTAGATTCAAATTCATGGGGTGTTCTTCAATGGAATCAAAATAGTTGGGGAAGTCAAGATAGTGTTGATTTAACTCTTGATGGTTTTTCAACAACAGTATCTGTAGGAAATGTTGATGCTCTATCTGATACAGGATGGGGTTCAGATGGTTGGGGTGTAGAGGATTTTGGTGATTCTGGACTTACAATTCCTATAAATGGTTTTAATATAGTTTCAACATTAGGTACAGTACTAGCTGGGTCTGAAGACGGATGGGGTGCTGATGCATGGGGCGACAATAACTGGGGACAAAATACTACGACTGTATCTATTGATGGTTTATCGATGTCAGCTCATCTTGGACCAGATGGTTGGGGAATAAATTCATTTGGTAATGGACAATGGGGTGGAGAATTTACATTTGATGTTGCAAGTATAATTGTACCAACCGGTCAAACTTTAGCTGCAGATTTAGGAGATCTTACAATTAGTAGATTAGATATGGTATTTGCTATTTCTTCACCTGGAACAATAGGTACAGGTCTTGGTACTTTAAACGTAGGTAATGGTGCAGACTTTACACAAGGTTTAGCAAGTTTAACAATAGAAGCTGATGTAGGATCAGTAGTAGCTTTACCAAATACAATTGCAGCATTAAATGGTTTAGAAATTACAGCAGAAGTTGCATCACTTTCCACAGGTTCAGTAGAGTTAGTTGATTTAACAGGAGTAGTTTTAAGAGGTGCGATAGGATCAACTACTGTAGACAGCATGAGAGTTGGTTTAACAGGTTTAAGTTTTGCAGCAGATGAAGGCGCGATAAGTCCAATAAATATGACAGTAGGATTGACAGGACTATCGTTTACTGGTAGTTTAAACACCGTAGGTTTCGGAACAATTGGTTATGTAGATGTTGACATTACAGGTAATACATCATATACAGACGTTAATCACGCAGCTTAATAGGAGAACAAAATTATGGCATCAACTTTTACAAACCTCGGCGTAGAGCTAATGGCAACTGGCGAAAACGCTGGTCAATGGGGAAACAAAACTAACGCAAATTTAAATCTTATAGAACAACTTACGGGTGGAGTTTTACAAGTTTCTACTGCTGGTGGTGCTGGTAATACACTTTTATCTGTTGCCGACGGTGCTTTAACAGGTACTGCCCAACAAAGAGTTATAGAATTAACAGGATCTATTACTGGAAACAGAGTAATACAGTTTC